GCCAGCGTCCTTGAGATCCGCCGCCGCCTGCTCGTACTCCGCGTCCATCCTCGCGCGATTGGCTTCGAGATCGTCGAGGTTGCGGATGTTGCGCGGAGCGCCCACGAACCCGCCTTCTTCCTTCGGCACGATGTGCTTGCCGGCGCGCACCATGTCGAGCGCTTCCTCGGGAGACTTGGAGCGCAGCTGCAGGTTGACGAGCGCGCTCTCGCGCTTTCTCACGCGCGTGTCGAGCGCTGCCTTCCTCGCAGCTTCGCGCTGCGAGGCCGTCAGCGCTCCCAGATCCTGCAGACTCAGCGCGCCGCCACGCAAGGCGGCTTGCTTCGCCGCCGCCTCCGCTGCGGCGCGCTCGGTGGCACTGAGAGCCGCGCCCTCGATTCCCTTCGGCAATCCACCGAAGACGTTCGCCGCCGCGAGCGTCGCAGCTCCTGCAGCCGGCGAGATCTCGGTGAACTTCTCCCAGCCGCGCTTTGCAAGGCCTGCGCCGGGCAGCTCGGAGAGCCGATTGCCGAACGCGCCGGCATACTCGCCCAGTGACCCCAAGATCGCCTGCGAGCCCTCGTCCTGCGGCGTTGGTGCGAGATCCTCCTGCGCCTGCCGCGCGGTATCGGCAGCTTCATCCAAACCGCGCCCGCGGGCGAGCGCTCCGATGCCAAGGAGGCCCGCGCCGGCCTGAGCTGCCATGCCACCGCCGATCGTGCGCAGCAGGTCGTTCGCCGTGCGCCTGCCGCGCGCCCAGTCCTCCGGATCCATGCCGAGGATGGAGTAGTCAGCCACGGAGCTTCTCGATCGCGCGCGAGATGTCGGACTTGCGCGAGGCGTCCTCGCCGCGGTAGAACGCGAGCCGCTTCTCGCGATCGCGCTTGAACTGATCGCGGAAGTCGTCGATCGTGGTGAGGCCCTCGCGCTTCATGTAGTCGCGGTGCTCACTGCGCGAGCTGAAGCGCGCGTCCCCGCCGTCCTGATAGGTGCGATCGTTCCACAGCACCGCATCAGAGTTCTTCGGCTCCTGCACGTAGTCGCTCGACACCTCGATCAGCTCAAGTCCGCGCTGGATGAAACGACGCCTCACAGCTGTCCACCTCCCGGGCCCGTCTGCGGCACGACGCCGGGCGTCGCCGGCAGGCCCGCGAGCGCAGCTTCACCGGGAACCCCGGGTGGCTTCGGGGTGAGCATGTCGCCGATCGCTTTCATCTGCTTGGTCTTCGCCTGCGACGCGGCCTTCATCTGGTCGGTGGCGATCTTCGCTTTGGTCTTCATCATCGTCGACTGCACGTCAGCGCCCGCCTTCATCATCGTGGACTTCACGTCGGCCTGAGCGCGCTGCTCCTCGGGGTTGGGTTGCTGGTTCGCGCCCGGGGGCATCTGCTGCATTTGCGCGATCGCCTGATCGAGCACGCCCTCGATTTGTTTCCCGCCTTTGAAGCCGGCGAGGAACCACTGCATCATCTGCATCAGGAACGGCACCGACTCGGGCTTCGCCTGCGCAAGCGGCCACGCCGCCTGCATGAACTGGCCGATCGCGGTGATGCACTGCGTGCGCGAATCCTGCTCCGCGGCGTAGTCGACCATCGCCATCGTGTCCGGGTCCACCGCGAGCGAGTAGAGCGCCATGCGCTTGTCGCGCAGCAGCTCGACCGCGGCCTGCGCCATCTGCGCGTCGGGCGTCTTGTCGATGAGCGATCGGCGAATCAGCGTCTCGGGCTGGAAGTGCGCGGCCATGATCTCCGCTTTGATCTGCAGCGCCGACTGAACGAAAGAGGCTAGCTCGCCCTGCATGAATTGCATCCGCACGCTGCCGTACTGGGCTTTGAGCTGCTGCGCGGTCGCGGTTTCACTCGCCACCGACGCGCCGCGCATGATGTCGGAGAGCCCCGTGAGGTCGTAGAGGTCCGCCTTCAGCGACGCCTTCACCTCGCGCAGCTTGTCGAGCGCGGTCATCACCATGTCGAGCGGGAACCAGTCGACGCTGCCCTTCACCCCGCCGCGCTCGGCGAACATCGCCCAGTTGTCCGCCGGGATCATCACGTTCTGCACGCGGTTCGAGATGAGCTGCGAGAGCTGCGCGGAATTCTTGTCGTAGACGCCGGCAACGCGGATCGCATCCTCGAGGAGCATGATGCGCGCGCAGATCACGTCCAGCTCGACGTACTGGTCGCGCAGCATCTGGTAATCGCTCTTCGGCACGAATGCGCTCGTGCTCACGTTCGCGATGAGCGGCTTCGGGCACGGGAAAAAATCGACCAACCCGAGCGGGTCATCCTGCTCGCCGAGGAGCGGCTCGAAGCCGAGCACCTTCCAGCACACATAACGCGTTTCCTTGTTCCAGATCTCCCACACCTGCGCCTTCGACCACGGGTCGTTCTCCGGCAGCGCGTTGTTCTTCACGCTCCTCGCGTTCTGCAGCGGCACGCGAGCGCCCAAGTTGTTGCCGAATTTCGCGCACAGCTGCGCGCGCGTCATCCACACTCCGCGCGCGACCCAGCGCACCTCGTGCCACGTGCGAGCGGGCGAGTAGAGGAAATCTTTCCAGTACACGTAGTCCGAGCACACGTGCTCGTCGCCGATCACCTCGAAGTCGCCGCCCTCGACCATCGTCTGCCCGGTCTGCGGATCCACGACCGGGTCGATCGTCTGGTTGGTGAAGGTGGGCTCGTAGCGCATCCACAGCTGCCCCATGCCGGGCACGAGCCGGTCTTCGATCGCGTTCCTGAGCGACTGGTCGAAATCGCTCGCGCGCGAGTCCATGTCCAAGTTCAGGATCCGCTCGATGATCAGGCCCCCGACCCGCGCGACGTCGTCGGCGTAGTCCTTGTGCCGGCGCGAGACATCCGCCTTGGGCTGCTTCGCGTAGAGCGCGGCCTTCAAGATGTTGACGTTCGACCAGAACAGATTGAACACGCCGCCGTCGTCGTAGTTCGAGCTGGCGTTGGTGGCCTTGCCCCCGAGATATCGCTTCACGACGCGAGCTGCCGCCTCCTGCCACTTCTCCAGCTCCTTCTTCGCCGCGGAGAGTTCGCGCTCCCAGAGGTCGGACTTCGACTTGAAGTCGGAAACCTGTTCAGCCATTGGCGTCTACCGGCTGCGGGACGTCGAGCAGCTGCGGCGGGGGCGTCGGCTGCGTGGTGTTGTCGTAGGTGTAGTTCGCCTGCAGCGAGCCGTCAGCGAGAATGCGCGCCTTGGCGAGCGCGAGGAAGAAGCTCGTCGGCAGACCCACCTCGGTCTGCACGAAGAGCGTGACCTTCTCGGGTGGAATGGTGACGGTGCCTTGCCCTGCGCTGTGTGTCGCCATGTGCTATCTCCCCCACACGGTGGTAGACGAGCCCTGCGGCTCGCACTCGGTGTGCACGGTTACTGTGCGCTCGCACGGGCCCGTCACCGTGGTGCAACCGACGAGCGCGATCAGTATCAAAGCGATTTTCAAAAGTGCCTCCCGTTGTGTTCCTGCGCGCGGTCCTCGTAGAGCTGTTCGAGGTGGAAGGCGTAGCTCGCCGGGTGACCGATGTCGCGGTGACGATCGGTCGGAGCCGGCGCGCTCACGAACTCCTGCACGATCTGGCACCCGTACGAAAACGCATCGCCGCCGTGGCTCGCGTAGTTGTGATCGGGCTCGCGCGAGAAGGTCTTGCGCGACTCGTCGTACTTGAACGCCCAGTCGCGCAGGATCTGAAGGCCCTTCGCGCATGCGGTGCGCGCGAACGAGCAGCGCGAGATCACCGAGCGCGCCGCATTCACGCGATCGACGATGCGCGTCTGCGGGACGATGCCGCAGTTGAAACCCGCCTGCAGGAACTGCTCCAGCACCGAGTGACGCGAACTCATGTGCTTCGCCTTGGCGTCGTGCGGCAGCATGATCTTCGAGATCGGCAGCGGCTGCGCGCGCAACCGCTCGACCCAGTCCGCGGCATCAAGACCCGAGTCCTCATCGTAGGCGAGGAGCTGAAAGCCCCCGGGGATCGCCTGCCAGAACCAGAACGCTGCCGCGTCGCGGTAGCCGATGTCGGAGGACACCACGATGCCGCCGCCGTCAGGGTCGTGGCGGAAGTGATCGGCGATGCGCCCGTCTTTCTCCGCGCGCTCGATCCTCGAGCCGAGGATCGCACCGACGTTCGCCGCGGAGAAGTCGACGAGATACTCCTGACGCGCCAGCTCCTCGGGCATGCCGGTCGCGATCTCGTGATCGATCATCTTCTGCGTCATGTAACCGGCCTGAATCGCGTCGATCACCGACCAGTCCCAATCCTCCTCGCGCTTGGCGATCTCCAGCTGCTCGTAGAGGTGGTTGTAGCCGCGCGGAGTTCCGATCCACGCGGCCCAGCCCTTGTTCTGCGCGAGAATCGGGCGGAAGAACATCCATGCGCGCGGGTCGATCAACGCGTACTCGCTCATCACGAGGCCCACGGGGTTGGAGCCCACCACCGAGTTGTACGCGTCAGCTCCGATCAGCTGATAGACCGAGCCGCAGTGAAAGGTGATCTTGAGATCGGTTTCGTTGGTGCTCTTCCTGATGCTCGGCGGGAATACGTGATCGAGGATCCTGCGCTCCTCGTCGTCGATCGCGTCCCACACGTTGCGCTTCGCCTGCGTGAAGGTCGGCAGCATGTGGAAGTACGTGCCGACGCGACGGTGCGCCATCTTCGCGATCTGATGCATGAAGGTGACGTCCTTGCCGGAGCGCCGCGCCCACACGTAGACCCCGCGCGTGATGCCTGCATCGAATGCGGCCATTGCACGGGCTTGGTACGGGCGCGGCGTGAAGCCATGCGGGAGGGTGAGCCCGGCCACTTTCAGCGCTCCTGTTCCTCCGGAGTCCGGGCGTGCGTCAGGGCAGGCACTGGCGCGCGCGCCGGCTCCTTCGGAAGCTTGATCTCCAACGGCTGACTCGGGCCCGCCAGAGACACGATGTTGATCACAAGGCCACCGTCCTGCGCCGCAGCGTCAAGGGGCATGCGGCATTGCTTGGACAGCTCGGACACGAACAGGCGCGCATTCTCGTCGGACTTGCGCACGAACTCGGTGAGCCACGCCATGCCGCCGAGCACGTCGAACGTGTTCACGTAGACTTCGCGCAGCATCCGGTTCATCGCCGCCGCGCCGTACGGGTTTCGCTGCTGCGTCGGGTAGAACGTGCGGGGCTTGCCGTTCCTGTCGTGCACCGTGACCGGAGGGAAATGCTTAGGCATGCGCGAATCCTCGCAGCGCCCGCGAGCGTGCGCGCTGGCGCGTCGCGTCGAACGCTTCCGCGGGCTCGGCGCGCTCGACCGCGGGTGACTCGGTCTTCTCGTGAGCCGCCGACTCCTCCTTCATCGCGGTCGAGAGGAGCTTGCCGCCCTTGTCGGCTTGGTTGAAGTCGCGCGCTACCTTCTGCGGGATCCCGACCTTCTCGGCGAACGCGGGATTGTGCGCCGCTGCGGCCATGGTGCGGGCCTGTTTCGTGGTGGTAGAGGGCATGGTGGCTTACCTTTCATCCGCGCACGCCCGCCGTGGGCGAGGGCAGATCGGGTCGAATCGGAATCGCGGGCCGGCGCAGCAGATCGGCAAGCGAGCGCTGGCGTTGCAGCTGCTGGGGTGCCGGGGTGACCGGCGGCGCGCTCACCGCGGCGCGTGGATCTCCGACCGGGAAGTCGGGCATCTCAGCCGCCGCCCAGCTTCGCCGCGAGCGGCCACAGCTGCGCAGCTGCGAGGAACGCGAGCCCTAGTGCCGCAGGTTCAGGGAGCTTCGGGATTGCGACGTGGAACGCTTCGAGCAGGAACAGCGCGATCGCGATGACGAGGAACAGAACCGTGACCATGCGAGCACCCCCGTGAAGGTGGCGCTCCCCGGGTCACCTCAACGCCGTTCGATCGCTCGCGGGAGCCTCGATATGTCGAGGATCAAGCGGGGAGCATGGGAAGAGGGTTCTACGCCTGTCCGGGCGCGGCGTCAAGAGCGCTTGTCTGATGTCTCCAATGAAGCACCAGCTATAGCCACGCGAAAGAGCGAGATCGCCTCGCCCGATCGCACCTGTTTCGGGCTGAAGTGCAGCACGCGCCAGCCGCCGAGCACGGCGAAGTTGCCCTTCTCGCGATCGGCGTTAAAGCGGCTCTTGATCCGGTGCACCACGCCGTCGATCTCGACCGCGAGCATCAGGCGCGGCAGCGCGAAGTCGAACCGGTAGCGACGTCCGACCACGAAGCGGAACTCGCGCACGAAGTCCACGCCGGCCAGCTCAAGCTGCAGCGCGAACTCGTCCTCCCACCGCCGACCCGTGAGCACGCTCGCAAAGTGCGTGCGCCGTCGCAGCAGGTCGCGGTACTCGGCTTCGGTGACCCTCATAGCAGCTCGAAGGCGGCGATCGGCAGATCGACCACCGGCTCCTTGTCGTTCGGGTTGCCGCGGTCGGAGCGCCCGCCCCAGCGCGCCGGCAGCGCGCGCGGCCAATCGCGCTCGTGCAGAAATCCGACCACGCCATCGGACCAGCGCACGAGCAGAATCCCGCCCACCTCGGCGTGCGGGCCATCGCGCTTCAATGCCTGCCACTTGTGCAGCGACAGCATCAGCGTCTGGAAGGTGGTGCTCGCGTAGTCGCGGTTCTTCGCCTCGACAAACGCGTAGATGCCCTCGTCGCCCGGCTCGACCAGCGCGAAATCAAGCTCCGAATACCCGCCGATCTTGCGCATCTCGCAACGCCTCACCAAGCGCGCCACGAATTCGCGCACGAGCTGCGTCTCCCGCGTGAGATCGATGGGCTTCTGGTAGATCACTCCACTCCCAGCCGGGTCAATCGCTGCATGCAGTACTCGCGCTGCGCACGCAGAAACTCCAAGAGCGCCCCGCGCTCGACCACGATCTTGTGGTCCGCCGCGAACGGCTGGCCCTCCTCGTCCTTCGGATCGGAGGCGAGCAGCTCGACCTCGATGATGCTCGTCGCCTCCAGCGCTCCGATCAGATTGTCGAGAGCCACCTGCTCCTCGACGATATCGCTGGCAACCATCAACTCCATTCGATTCACGATGCACCCTCCTTTTCTTTGAGCACAGAATCCGTGTGACACGGAAAGTGTGCGTACGTGTAGTTACAAAAAAAATAACTCGAGTGAAATCAGTACCCGGGTTTTGTAAGTCATTGATTCACTCTCCGAGAATCGCAGACGCACAGATCACGTGTGCTATAATACTGGTGTAGTCTGAAGTTTTCATCAACAACCTAGGAGAGTGAATCATGGAATACGAAGAGCGCAAAGTCACAGCTTCACGCACCTCAGATCCGTTCGACAAGTTGCTGTCGAGCATGATCGGATTGCCGAACGGGGCGCACACCCAGCCCACGGTGATTCAAGCCATCGACTTCTACGGGAACACCACATCCTACATGATCCAGACGGTGAGGACCGACGAGGGCGTGACCGCGTTTGTGACACTCGTCAACGCGAGCGGCTCGGTGCGAACCATCCTGCCGCAGAGCGTGCTCATGGCGATCGATCGGCAGCGCGCCGCGATCACCACGAAGCTGCGACGTCGGCACGGCAAGCGCTTGGCCGAGGAGCGCAAAGCCGCCGGCATCGAGCCCGGCTTCATGAAAAAGAAGCGCGCGAAGTAGCCTCACGGGTGGCTCCCTTCGGGGAGCCACTTTTTTGCCCGCGTCACCATCAGCGCGAGCGACTCCTGCGCTCGCGGTCCCTCGGCGTCAGCGATCTTCTGCAGAAGCGGCAAGCGCTCGGCCAGCACCGCGTCGATCTCGGCCCGGGTCGCGCGCCGGCCACAGCAGTACCACTCGACCGACTCGGGCTCACCCAACCTGATCAGCCAGTCCTGCGTGTCAGGCACACGGTAGGCGCGAGCGTGCGTCGTCACGTACACCGCGCACGCACCGGGGTTCCCCTCCAGAGCGCCGGCCAGCGGTCGCGCGCCCTGATCGATGAGCTGTCCGATGCGGCTCTTCGCCATCGGGCGCGACAGGTGCGGGCAGGCGAGCGCGGCGAAGCGCGCGCACTCCAGATGCGAGCCGGGTTCGGAGGTGTTGCGATTGACAAGGCACATCGGGCCGATCACGAACGCCTTGTAGCGCCCGAGCTTCTCCCCGCACAGCCAGCACAGCTCGTCCTTGTAGCCGATCACGCGCTTCCTCTGGTCGGCAATCCTGAAATCGCGCACGCCGTTCACCTCGCCCACGAACCACGGGATCGGATAGCCGCGCGGATCGATCGGCAACTTCTTGAACCGCGCCGGCAGCGGCGGCAGATCTTTCCTCAAGGCAGTCATCAGTGCTTCGCTCCTTTCTCTCGCTCGGCTCTCTCGTGCTCCTCGAGCCGCGCCCGGGCGCGCAGCAGGTCCGCGCGTACATCACCGGGCAGCTCGTTGAACGCACGCGTCGATAACTTCTCCTGCACCAGCTCCGCGTCCTCGGGCTGCCCCTCGCTCGCGGGGATCTCCTTCCACACCCACACCAGAAACCCGCGGCAGTGCCCGCACACCGCGACATCGCCCGCACTGGGCTCGATGTCATCCTCGAACCCGATCGAGGCGTCGAGCGGGTGATCGCAGTAGGGACACGGCTGCTGTGCGTAGCGATGCGTGACGATCATCTCAGCCTCCGCTTGTAGCCGATGAACACGAGTTGCCGCCCGATCAGGCGAAAGCGCTGGGCAATGTGCGTCCCGGGCGGCAGCTGGATCGCGAGCGCAAGCGGCCAGCCGCGGCGGCGCACGCGCTCACCGATCAGGTGATCGCACCCGCCCAGCTCGCGCGAGAGCGCGGCCTTGTTCACCGCCCCGCCCATCGGCGCGAGAGCGCCCAGCGCATCCGAAAGCAACTCGCCCATTTGCGCCGAGCACGACGTTGCATGTGCCCACGAAAACGCGGGCGCAGGTTGGCGTAGTCGCCCTTCACCGGCTCACGCTCGCCGCGTTCACGTAACTCGCCGGCATGTTGCTCGACCGCGTCACGCTCGCCGCAAACGCCGCGATGCCCGGATCCATGCGGCTCTCAAGCGAGCGCCGCAGGATCTCGCCGCCCATCACGCCGTCGTACACCTCCTTGCGCCCGCTCACCGCGTCAGCGGGTCGGGCTAGAAAGGGCGCACCGCGATCTCCACCTGATCGAGCTTGTCAGCGAACTCCTCGGGGATCGCCCGCGTCGCGAGCATCAGCGCTTCCTTGTCGGAGAACGCGAGCACCTGCGTCACCTCGACGATCAGTTCACTCTTCGGCTTCTCGCCCCGCTCCTTCTCGTCCTTCGTCGCCACCGGGTGATGCAGCACCGCGTACTCGAAGAGCTTCATCGTCATCGACTTTCTCCTGAAAATGTTGAGCGCTCACAGCGAGCGCAGGATTCTTCTTCGCGCACACCGGGCCAATCCCGAGTTGCGCCTGCAGCGGATTCTTCAACGCGCGCCCGCACACACAGCACACGCCACGCCGTTCCACGTTCGTCGCCTTCATCGCCTCGCTCCTCGTCGGGTAAAGCCACGGCATCAGCGCTTCGCCCTCCTCTCGCGGTCGAACTCGTCATAGCTCTGCACGCTCGCGGTGTAGCCG